AGCGCCTGGCTATTGTTGTCTCCCGTGTTGCGCATGGCGTGTTGATCGATCTGTACGCTCGCCCAGAGGGGTATTCTGAACGAACGAGTCAAGTACGGGCCCTTCTTGTCCCTGTTTCGGTACGACTTGGTCATATGGTTGGCCAATCAGATATCCCTTATAATCATATCATCAATAGTATGCAGGGGGTGCTAAATTAAGTAGTGTATGGCCTCCTTGCGCTAACGCTATGGTGCTGCGTAGGCCCTTAGCAGCAGGGTTGGGCTAGGCTGAGGTTAGAGGAAGATAGGGCGCAGAATGGACGCAAGCGCCCATTTCCGCCCGAATCTATAGATTATAAGCCTTGGACACCCGCGTACGCGCATGGCAACGAGTAAGACCAGCAGTTTTTGGTTGACCGATGTAGTTGAACTGCCTGCGGCTAACCCAAGCGGTACCGTAGGACAGGCAACGATAGATTTGGGCGCATATGTCGATGTTGGTGATCAGCAGGCACTTTCGATCGAATCCGTGGACTGGATCTTTCAGAGAGGAAGTGCATATGCAGCCGACTTCACTAACATGCTAGCCTCTCCGGGTTGCATCGAGTGCCAACTTGCTGACTTGAACCCCGGAGCGAACATGCTTCGGGCCGATGACAATACCCTGGTTGCCTCGGCAACACTGAACATCGGCGGTGCTTATGATGTAGTTACAGCATCCCTCGTCAATGATAACAGTGGCTCCTTCACTGCCGACGTTTATCCGGACGTTTATGGTAAGTTAGATCAGGCCCGAACAGTGGTCAACGATCAACTCTATGTCAACGCCTGCAACTTCGCATCAGCGGTTGGTGCGCATCAAGTGTTTGTGACGGTGCGCATTAAGTGTCGCATAGTCAAGTTGAGTACGAAAGATTGGATGGCGATTGCGATCCAGAGCACGGCTGCTGACAACTGAGGTGGGCGGATGCCCAACTACTGTCCAAACTGTGGGGAATCCCTAGGCTCAAAGGGGACAACCAAGGGCGAAGAACGGAAGACAGCCAGGAGAGCCTACGAACCCACCAAGAAGAAGCGTAAGGCGAGCGCGTACAACAAGCGTTACGCCAGGGAATACAAGCGTCTCAAGAAGTTGCATCCACGAACATCCTTTGCCAAACTAGCGAAGATGGCACACAAGGCAGCCAGGAGGAAGTAGTATGCCGAAGGAGAAAGAACCGCAAGCGCATCAGCTGTACAAACAGATCCCCACGGGTTTGCTCACTATTGGTGATCCAGTCTCGCCAGGTGAACCCACACTGGACACTACATCCAGTGGTGGTTGGGAAGTGTTATCTGGCCCTCAAGGAGTTTACCATCATTTTGTTGCAAGAACATACATTGACCTTTCAGGTTGGACCGCACAGGAATTGACTACCTTCACTCAGGGAATTGATATTCAGAAACAACTATTCCCACTTTATATCGGAGTCATTCCCCAAATGTTCGAACTGGATTACATTACTACTCGAAGAATAACCGACGATGAACTTACAGAGATAGGTAATGACAACTCACTTCCGGGTTTCCACTCAAGTACTTTGGATCTGATGGAAATGATTTACGGGGAAAGATTGTCCTATGCAGTCAACGCACAAATTGCTGGCACTTTCATTCAAGTTGCCGAGGAGAGATTCGGTTCAGGTAATCCGACAGCGATGGACAAGATGCATTGGACTAGACACATCATCATACCAGCGGCTGCGCCCGCCTCGACTCTTCAAGTGTACCCAACCAACCTCATCGTCCAAGCACTGACAGTCGAAGAGAAAGACCTCGTGTGGATGGAACGCCTCCGTCGATCGTACGTCCTGCAAGGTGGGGCGGACTGATGGCCCAAATAATCAAGCGTGGTATCGGCTTTGGTATTTGGTGGATATCCAGCCCTACCCGCGTGCTCTCGACGGTCGGCGTCGTTTGGTTGAACACTCTAGGAGGTAATCGGGTCTTAGACGCCATAGGTGGGTGGTCCCGAGACATGACTTGGGGGATAACCAAAGGAGCCACAAAAGGGGCTTGGTCGGGACTGGTATTCACGGCGCGTACTACTTGGTCTAGATTATTGCTTCCCGTGGGTGTCTGGGCTCGACCAGCAGTAGTCAGGGTAGGAACTAGGATCGGAGTGGGAGCAACAATAGCAGCACCACCAGTAGCCGTTGCTGCTGGTGCCCTGGCTACGGCGATTGTGATTGGTGGCATCCAGACTGCTGCGCTTCAGCAGACAGGGATGGTAGGCCCGGGTGCTCCCAAGACCTCCGACCCGAGTTGGTTCGGAGGACTTGAAATGAATCCCTACATGTTCTCCATGGGCACGGTAGTCTAGGATTTTCGTTCCCAGCGGGCAGCGACGCTCGCCGCCACCTCAAGGGCAGTGAGCGTCGCTGCCCGCTGGGCACGGTAGTCTAGGACTTTCGTGTGTACTCGTTCAGGGATTGCTGCTCTACAGGTACGCGTACCTGATTATTGCACATTGGACAATACCAGGTGCGCCGCTCCAGGCTGAAGATCATCTTGTTGTCGCAGAACGTCTGTTCTGATTCTATCCAGTATCGACAGATCGTCATTCAATCACCTGGTCTCTTTCTTTAAACACTCCCAAGCGAACTTTGCACTTTATGCACTGCGAGGGGGGGTGTTTCGCCCAAGATTGGTCATAACGGATCATGTTCGAACAGTCCTGGCATTGATACTTCATTCAATCAGCCTCCAATGATCGGATGAGGGCATCTATCTCTGCTCCCCACTTCTGTCTAACTCTCTTCGTGACTGCCCAATCATCTATGATTAGTTCCAGCGCCTGGCTATTGTTGTCTCCCGTGTTGCGCATGGCGTGTTGATCGATCTGTACGCTCGCCCAGAGGGGTATTCTGAACGAACGAGTCAAGTACGGGCCCTTCTTGTCCCTGTTTCGGTACGACTTGGTCATATGGTTGGCC